CTAGCTGGCGGGCATCTCGAATGGCCTGAACCGCACCACCTCCTCCCCCAGCCACTCGTTGACCTGCACCAAGCGCGCCTGGATCGGCTCCAGCTCGTTGAGCGTCCAGATCTCCGTGGCCTCGCGGATGGAGCCGAAGCCCCCGGCGTTCTGCGGAACGATACCCATCAACTGGGGCGGTATCCGCAGGGAGGCGAGCAGGTCGTCGCGGCTGATGTTCTTGATCGCGCCGAAGTCGTCCTTGGCCGCCACCTCGCTGATGGGGATCAGCTGCAGGCCGTCCTTCTTGCCGCCAGGGGCGTACATGAACAGGTTGCGGAAGTTGCCCGGGCCCTTGCTGTTGCGCATGGCCGAACGCAGGTCGTCGACGAACTGCTCGTTCTGGGCGGCGTCGGTCATGTACAGGATGAAGCCGGCATGGCTGCCGTTCTGGTAGTACTTGCGGCGGAACAGCGTGGCGCTCTCGTTGAGCAGCGCGCTTTGCAGGGCCGACAGCCATTCCGGCAAGCCGTAGATCTCCTGGTTAACGTCCGCCTCGCGCAGGTGGCAGATGCTTCCGGGCTTGAATTCGTGCTCGTCCCGCCAGCCCCTCACCTGGAAGTAAGTGCCCGACTCCACCCCTCTGCGCATGTACTTCGCCAGTGTCGGCTGCAACCCCAAGGCACGGCCGAGCATGTTGTCGCGCTTCTCCAGGTAGGCGTTGCCGAAGGTCAGCCAGTCCAGGGCGAACTGCTCGAAGGCCTGACGCGACAGCAACCGGTGAGGGATGAACGACTTCGCCAGCATGTTGCGTTTGAAGTTGAGCCCGGACTGCAGGTAGACGCTGGCCCGCGTGGCCTTGGCCAGGCCGTCCAGGGAAAGCGGCGGCTCGTACCAGCGACCATTGGCCCAGCACTCCAAGTAGTCGAGGATCTCCCGCCCATCGAGCACCGGTACCGGATCGCCAAAGGTGAAGGCCACCGACTGGCCGCCCTCCTCCTTCACCAATAGTTCGCCCTCGCGGGCCGGTTCCGTGGTGGCCACCGGCTGGTGGCGGTTGCGCCGTTTGCTCATCAGTAGATCTCCATGATGCCGGTGTTGGCCACGGTCTGGCCCTCCAGCGGCTCGTTGTGCAGTGCGTGGAAAAGGGCCCAGGCCAAGTCGGCATGGCCGGTCGATTCAGTACGGCCGGCGGTGTAGGTGAACTGCCGTCCGCCGGGCGTGACGGTCTTGCGGATGGCCATCAGCGACTGGGCGATATCGACGTGGCCGGCATCGAACTCCAGGCGCCCGTTGCGGATCACGTCCCAGGCCTTCATCACCAGGCGCGTTTTCACCTCCGGCGAGTAGCTGAAGGTGGTCAGGTTGGGGAAAAACTGCTTCACCAGCTGGGCCACGGCAGAGCCGATGCCGGTGATGTCGATGCCGATATAGGTGACCCAGTAGCGCTGGGTCACCTTCCTGATGGTCTCGGCCTGGACGGTGAAGTCCATGCCGCGGAACTGAAACCGCTCCAGCACCCGGAATTGCCCGCCCGGTACCAGCGGCGGTGCCACCACCACCAGGCCGGCGCTGTCGCCGCTCTCGGCCGGGTCATAACCCAGCCACACCTGGCGATCGCCAAACGGGCGCAGCGCGAAGGGCTTGTAGTCATCCCCCCACAGCTCCCAGCTGTCGACCATGCAGGGCTGCAACATGCTGAGCGGGAAGATGCTCGCCCCGTCGTCGACGAACTGGCACATCAGCAGGTTCTGGAACGCCTCGGCGTCGTACTCGCGGCGCAGCTCGTCCAGGTCGAACAGGTCGCAACCCCGGCCCTCGGCATCTAGGATGGTCACAATCTGGCGCCAGATACCGTCGTCGCACAGCCGCCCCATCTGCAGGGCGTCGTGGCTGACGTCGATCTCGATGCGCTGGGCAGCGGGCTTGCCCTTGTTGAAGCGCTCGCCGGTCCAGAAGGTGTAGGCCTCATGGGCCATCGAGCTGGGCGTCGAGAAGTAGGTCCGGCGATAGCGCTTCTGCATCGCCATGCCGGAGGCGACCTTGTTCAGCTCCTTGAACTTGTAGGTCCAGAAGAATTCGTCGAAGTAGAAGTTGCCGTGGTAGCCCTGGGCGGTACGGGCGTTGGTCCCCAGGAAGTGCAGCTCGGCGCCGTTGGGCAATAGGATCGGATCGCCCGTGAGTTCGACACCCGCCACGTCGCGGGCGAAGGCCTGGATATAGGCCTTGAAAATGTGTGCCTGGTTCTTCGAGGCCGACAGGAAGATCTGGTTGCGCCCCGTGGTCAGGGCGTCAATCAGCGCCTCGCGGGCGAAGTAGAAGGTGGCGCCAATCTGCCGGCTCTTGAGAATCGCCCGGGTGCGCTGGTTGCCGGCGCGATACCAGTCCTTCTGGTAGTCGAAGCACTCATCGAGGAAGGCCTCGGTGAGTTTCTCGACCATATCCTCTGTGATGTCATTGCGCTTCGGCTTACGCTTCTCCCCGGCGTTGCGCTTCGCCAGCTCGGGGTTGAGGTCGGATTCGGTGCCGCCGTCCTGGTACCGCTGAATCCGCGCTTGCCGCTCCAGCTGCCGGCCGAGCAGGTCGATTTCCTTGTAGTCCGCCCCGCTCTTCGGGTCCTTCAGGATCAACTGGACAAGACGGGCCTCGGTGGCGGCCTGGATACGCTCCAGCGGGCTGGCGCGGTCCCATTCGTCCCGCGCCTTCCAGCTGTGCAGGGTCCGTTCCTTCTCCCCCGTCAGCTCCGCGATCTCACAGACACGGAAGCCCTGCCAATACAGGTGCTTGGCATGGCGTCGAGGATCGGTGGGCAAATCGACTATGGCATTCATGGCGCCGATGCTGCCGGTCGCGCGCGTGAGCCCCTACCACCGCGCCCTGTAGCAGTCCTTCCTACAGGCAACGCGCGTTGCCGCAGCACCGCCAGCTGCCGACCATGCCCTCAACGCAACGGCAATCGCCGCCACCGCATCGAGGACAGCCCGCATGGCCGCAAGCACCGCCCCCGCCAAGAAGTTCCGCTCCAAATGGTTCCGTGTCGCCGTAGAAGGCGCCACTACCGACGGCCGCAACATCGAGCGCGCCTGGATCGAGCAAATGGCAGCCCAGTACAGCCCCAACACTTACGGCGCGCGCATCAACTGCGAGCACATCCAATGGGCCTGGCCAGGCGGCGAGTTCGGCGCCTATGGCGACGTGCTTGCGTGCAAGGCCGAAGAGGTCGAGATCAACGGCGCGAAGAAGCTCGCCTTGTTTGCCCAGTTGGAGCCTAACGCGGCCCTGCTGGCCCTGAACAAGCAGAAGCAGAAGATCTACACCTCCGTCGAGATCAACCCCAGCTTCGCCGATACCGGCAAGGCGTACCTGGTTGGACTGGCCGTCACCGACACCCCGGCCAGCCTGGGCACCGAGGCGCTCCAGTTCAGCGCCAAGCACGGCACCCTGACCAGCCGCAAACAGGACAAGGACAACCTGTTCACGGCCGCAGAAGAGGCGGTCATCGAATTCGAGGAAGTCACCGAGCCAGAGAACAAGGCCCTGGGCCTGTTCAACCGGGTGATGGAGGCCCTCGGCAAGAGCAAGGACAAGTCGGTCAAGGATGACGCCCAATTCTCCGAGCTGACCGAAGCAGTTGAGGCCTTGGCCTCGCACGCCAAGGAACAGGGCGACGCCTTCACCGCCGAGCAAACCAAGCTCGCTGCCCTGAAAACCGCCCACGAAAAACTGGCCGGCGAGTTCGCCGACCTGGTCAAGCGTCTGGGTGAAACCGAAGACCACAGCCAACACCAGCGCCCGCCCGCCACCGGCGGCGACGGCAAAGTGCTGACCAAGTTCTGACCCAACCCAGCCCGACTCCCGGAGAACACCCCATGCGTAACGCAACCCGCCTCGCCTTTACTGCCCTGGCCGCGCAGATCGCCCTGCTCAATGGCGTGGCCAGTGCCACCGAGAAATTCAACGTCACCCCCAGCGTGCAGCAGACGCTGGAAAGTGCCATGCAGGAGTCCAGCGCGCTCCTCAAGGCCATCAACCTGATTGGCGTCAACGACCAGGAAGGTGAAGCTCTGCTCGCCGGCGTCAATGGCCCGGTCGCCGGCCGCACCAACACTGCGGGCGGCAATCGCCGCACCCCGGCCAACGTCGCGCAACTGACCAAAGACAGCTACACCTGCAAGCAGACCAACTTTGACACTGCCTTCCCCTACTCGCTGCTCGACGCCTGGGCCAAGTTCCCGGACTTCCAGGTGCGCCTGACCAACGCCATTATCGAGCGGCAGGCCCTGGACCGCATCATGATCGGCTTCAACGGTACCAGCGCTGCGGTGGCCACCGACCGCAATGCCAACCCGCTGCTTCAAGACGTGAACATCGGTTGGCTGCAGAAGATCCGCGCCTCGGCCCCCGACCAGGTTATCGACGATGGTGCCGTCGCCGGTAAGGTCACCGTCGGCGCCACCAAGGTCATCAAGGTGGCAGGTGTCGACACCGAAATCAGCGGCGACTACCAGACCCTCGATGGCCTGGTGTTCGACGCTATCCAGCTGCTTGCCCCATGGCATCGTTCCCGCCCTGACCTGGTCGTGCTGGTAAGCCGCGACCTGATGCACGAGAAGCTGCTCAAGGCCGTGGAGAAAGGCGCCGCGTCCAACCAGGAGGAGAACGCCGCCCAGGAGATTGTTAGCCGCGCCCGCCTGGGTGGCCTGCCGGTGGTCGATGCTCCGTTCTTCCCGGAGGGCACCGTACTGGTCACCTTCCTGAAGAACCTCTCTATCTACTGGCAAGAAGGCGCCCGACGCCGTCACATCAAGGACGAGCCAGAGTTCGACCGCATCGCCGATTACCAGTCCAGCAATGACGCCTATGTCATTGAAGACTTCGGCGCCGTGGCCTTGGTGGAGAACATCGAGGCCATGACCTACCCGGCTCCGAGCGAGGCCTAAGCCATGTCCCTGACCCTTGCCCAACGTACCCAGCTGCGTAAGCGTGCCGCCCAGGAGGCGGCGCGCATCGCCCCCGCAGCGCCGATGGAAGGCGCCACCAGCTATGAGCTGATGCTCGCCAAGCTCCACCAGGACGGGCTGCGCCTGAAACAGGTGCAGTCCACCCAGGGCAAGGCCGTGCTCAAGGAAAAGCTGCTACCGGACTACACCCCGTATGTGGCTGGCGTGATCGAGGCGGGCAAGGGCGCCCAGGACGACGTGCTCACCACCATCATGGTCTGGCGCTTCGATGCTGGTGACTTTGTCGGCGGACTGGACATTGCCGAGTACGTCCTCCAGCACGGGTTGAAGATGAACGACCGATTCAAGCGCACCACAGGTTGCCTGGTGGCTGAGGACGTGGCGGAAGCCGCGCTCAAAGCCCAGAAGGCCGGTGGCACTTTCCCGGTGGATACCCTCATCCGTGCCGCCACGCTCACCGCCGACCAAGACATGCCGGACGAGGCCCGCGCCAAGCTCATGCTCGCCCTTAGCAAAGCCACCCTGAACGGCATCACCGACGAGAACCCGGGCCGGCCCGGACAGCTGCAAGCCGGTATCGACCTGCTCAAGCAGGCGATCACCCTGCACCCCAGCTGCGGCGGCAAGAAAGACCTGGAGCGCGCCGAGCGCCTCCTCAAGAAACACGCTGGCCCAGCCAGCTAACCGAGCGGTCCCCCGCAACCCCGGCGGCTCGGGGCGGATCAGCAGGGTTTCTCCTTCCCTGGCTGTGAAGCCCCGACCACCGCCGACTTATTCAAGGCCTGACCATGAGCGGATTCGTCGCCAGCGGCACCGTTGCGCCCGTCACCCTGACCAACGATGGATTCTGGCCCGACATCGAGGGCGATGCCGTCCGCGCCGCCATGCGCCTGGAGCCCGGCATCACCACCGAACGTCTCACCGAGGCGGTGATCGCCGCCATGGTCAACGTCAACCGCGAGCTCCGGGCTTACAAGCTGGCCTGCCAGGCCGATGGCCACACCAAGCTGGCCGACGTACCTGCCGACCAGATCAACGGCGAAAGCGAACTCGTTGCCACATACCGCCGCGCCATCTACTGCAGCGCGGGTGCCGAAGTGGCCGAGCGTTTCCCCAACGTCGACACCTCCCGCCACGGCGCCATGCACGCCGAGCAGCTCGCCCCCACCGTCGACGACCTGCGCCGCGATGCCCGCTTTGCGATCCGCGACCTGCTGGGCGTCAGCCGCACCACCGTGGAGCTGCTGTGATGGACAAGCTCAAGGTTATCGACTGGAACGAGATTTCCCGCCTCGGCCTGCTCGAGCGGATCAACCGGGAAATCATGCACCCCCTGGGCTACGCCGTATGCCGCGAAGTCGAGACCGGCACCTCTCCCGGCGCTCTCGTTTCGCCCGATGGCTCCTGGTGCTACCCGGACCAGAAGGAGCAGCCCTGATGGCCACTGTCATCGCCCACCAGGGCGACACCGTCGACGCCATCTGCTGGCGGCACTACGGCCGCACTGCCGGCGTGACGGAGGCCGTCCTCGAAGCCAACCCCGGCCTGGCCGAACTGGGCGCCGTGATCCCCCACGGCACCGCCGTCGTGATGCCAGATGCCGCCCCCCAAGCCGAACAGCGCCAAGTGGTGAACCTATGGGACTGATGGAACCCCTGCCGCCCTGCGGAGCCCACCGGGCGGATACCCCGCCGGCAGCCCCGGAACATGCCAGCCGTGGCCTCATCTTCCTCGCCCTCTACAAGGGCAAAGGCCAACTGTTCAACCGCCTGATCCGGCTCTGGACCGGCTCCATGTACAGCCACTGCGAGATCGTCATGCCGGACGGCCGCTGGCTCTCCGCTAGCGCCATGGACGGCGGCGTGCGCGCCAAACACATCGAGCAGAAGCTCGAACACTGGGAACTGATCCCCGTGCCCTGGGCCAATCCCAGCGTCATCGAGGACGTCTTCGAAATTCACCAGGGCAAGGGCTACGACTGGGCCGGAATCTTCCTCAGCCAGCTATTCGCCACCGGCCTGCACAGCAAGCACCGCATGTTCTGCAGCGAGTTCTGTGCCGCCGCCCTGGGCTTCCACGGCATTGGCCAGCGCTTCAGCCCCGTGCTGCTCGGTGAGGTGGTGCACCGCATCAATCGCCTGCCGTTCGTCCAGCTCGCCCACTCCCTTCAACAGGACCCAAGGAATGGATCGCATGCCTGACCGCCCAGAGACCTGGGCCATGCTCCTCGCGTGGCTCGAACACCACCAACCGCTGGTTTATGCGGCCCTGCTGTCTGCCGTGCTGGCGGCTGCCCGTTTTATCTACAGCGGCGGCAGCGTCCGCCGTGCCCTGGGCGAAGGCTTCATCTGCGGCCTGATCACTCTGGCCTTCACCAACGGCCTCGCCCTATTCGGTATCCCCGTCGAGTTCGCCCCGTTCTTCGGCGGCGTCATCGGTCTGCTGGGCGCCGACTACGTCCGCGATCGCCTGAAACGCATCTCCAACCGAAAGGCTGACCAGCTATGACTATCCTTCGCCACGGCGACCGCAGCCAGGCCGTGCTGCAGTTGCAGAAGCAACTCAACCAGGTCGGCGCAACCCTGTTCGCAGATGGCCACTACGGCGACGCAACCGAAACCGCCGTCCGCGCCTTCCAGCTCAAGGTGGGCCTGGTGGCCGATGGTATTGCCGGGCCGAAGACCCAGGCCGCTCTGGCCGGCGCCGACTGCTCGCGCCTGCTGACCAACACCGCCCTGGTAAAGGCTGCCAAGCGCCTGGGCGTGGATCTGGCCACCGTCTACGCGGTCAACGAAGTGGAGAGCCAAGGCGAGGGCTTCCTCGGCAATGGCAAGCCCAAGATCCTCTTCGAGCGCCACGTCATGCACGAGCGCCTGGCCCTGCCCCGCAACGAGGGCGACGACGTCGCCGCGCTCAAAGCTCATGCCGACGAGCTGGCCCGCGTGTATCCCAACCTGGTGAACCCGCGCCCGGGCGGTTATGCCGGCGGTACCGCCGAGCACCAACGCCTGGCCCAGGCCCGTCTGCTGGATGCCAATTGCGCCGCGGAGTCGGCCAGTTGGGGCGCCTTCCAGGTCATGGGCTACCACTGGGAGCGACTGGGCTACGCCAGCCTCGAGGACTTCACCACCCGCATGGCCCAGGACGAGGGCGAGCACTTCGAGGCCTTCATCCGCTTCATCGAGGCGGACCCGGTCCTGCTCAAAGCCCTCAAAGGTAAGAAGTGGGCCCAGTTCGCCAAGCTCTACAACGGCCCGTCCTACGCCCGGAACCTCTACGACACCAAGCTCGAACGTGCCTATGAGCGGCATGCCGCCTGTGGCTGCGCCCAGGAGGCCGCATGATCGACATCGACCAGCTCCGCAAGCTCAGCCCCCAGGACGGCGACGTGTTCATCGTCCCGGCCGGTACCGACTACCAGGACGCGCGCGAACTCGCCGAGGCCCTGCACATGGCTAAGCCGGGCGTGAAGTGCGTGGTGATCAGCGGCGACCTCAAGCGCCTCAGCACCGCCGACATGAACGCCGCCGGCTGGTACCGCGCATGACCACCCTGCGCCAGGCCCTTTACGGCCTCGCCCTGTTGGGCGCGCTGGCCCTGCTCTTGTGGGGCCAGTACCAGCACAGCCAGGCCGAACAGGGCCGCACCGCTCTGGCGGAGGCGCGCCTACAGCTGCTCCAGGCGCGAAGCGACCGCCAGTCCCAATCCATCATCCGCCTCGGCGGTGAGGTCCATGCCCAGCGCCTGGGCCTGCACAGCCTGCAGGAAGCCCTGGACAGCCTGCGCCGCGCCCAGGCCGCCGACCAGCTCAAGAAGAAGGAGCAACGCCGTGAAGACCCGATCCACCAGGGCTGGGCTGACCAGCCTCTGCCTGATGCTGCTCGCCGGCTGCACCAGCGCCCCGCCATCACCGGAGCCGACAGTTACCGTCGGTGGCTGTCCGATCGTCACTCGGTGCAGTCTGGAACCGGCGGCGCCGACCAGTAACGGCGAGCTCAGCGACGACAGCGACTACCTGCTTGGCGCCTGGGCCGAATGCGCCGCCAAAGTCGACACCGTCTACGACCACAACCAGAAGGACCTGAAGCAATGACCGACCCCCTGGACGCCATCGGCGAAGAGATCGATCGCCTCGACAACCTGGTCGCCGCCCTGGAACTGCCCATGCCCGCGAACCTCCACGTCCAGGCCCTGCGCGAAGGTCTCCCGGAAGTCGTTGAAAACCTCAAGGGCGCCTACATCGCAGCGGGCGGCGAGAACCACTGGGAGTTCCACCCGTGAACAAGGCCGAGTCGCTGAAAGCCCACCTGATGGCGTCAGTGCGCGAGCTACGGCACCACCCCGACTGCCTGCGGGTGTTCCTGGACGCCGGCACCATTCGCCGCACCGGTACCAACAGCCTGTCCTTCGAGTACGGCTACACCCTCAACGTCATGCTGCTGGAGTTCCCCGGCCACCCGGACGCCGTCGCCATCCCGCTGCTGGCCTGGGTCATGGAGAACCAGCGCGACCTGATGGACAACCCGGAGCGCGCCAAGACCGCCATCACCTTCGAGGCCGATATCCTCGACAGCAATAAGGTGGACCTGTCCATCAAGCTGCCCGTCACCGAGGCCGTGATCGTCAAACGCCAGGACAACGGCACCCTGCTGGTCACCCACCCGGACGAGCCCCAGCTCGAGCCCTTCCTTCCGGCCGGTACCTGGTCGCTCTATGCCAACGGCGATAGCGAGCCGCTGGCCGAATGGGAGAGCACCGCCCAGGACGGCGTAGACCTCGCCATGCCGCACCCGGTGCCCCGTGGCCGATAACCTCAAGGCGCTGGAAGACTGGTCCGGCGTCCTGCTGGCCAAGCTCTCGCCGGCCGAGCGGCGCAGACTCACCGGGGAGATCTCCCGCGAGCTGCGTCGCAGCCAGCAACAGCGCATCGCCGCCCAGCGCAACCCGGACGGCTCCGCCTATGCGCCGCGCCGGCCCCGCAAGCTCCGCGACAAGGAAGGCCGCATCAAGCGGCAGATGTTCGCCAAGCTGCGCCAGGCCAAACACCTCAAGCTGCAGAACGACCCCGAAGGCATCGCCATCGCCTTCCTCAACCGTGCCGCCCGCATCGCCCGCGTCCACCAGTACGGTCTGCGCGATCGCGCGGGCCGCAACGCCCCCGAAGTCCAGTACGACGCCCGCGAACTGCTCGGCTTTAGCGACGACGACCTCGAGCTGATCCGCGATCGCCTCCTCGAACACCTCGCCGGCTGACGGCGCCCTGTAGCAACCCTTCCTACAGGGCCGCCACCGTGCGCCCCGCGCGCGCGACCTGCAGCATCGGCGCCATGAATATCGCCGACCTCATCCGCCGCCTCGAGAACCTGATCCGCTCCGGCACCATCGCCGAAGTGGATCTGGAGCACGCCCGTTGCCGGGTGAAAACCGGCGGCCTGCTCACCGGCTGGCTGCCCTGGTTCGTCAGCCGCGCGGGCACCACCAAGGACTGGGACCCGCCCACCGCGGGCGAGCAATGCACCGTCTTCAGCCCCAGCGGCGACCCGGCCCTCGGCTTCGTCCTGGTCGGCATCTACTCCGACGCCAACCCGGCCCCGTCCGAAAGCGACACCCTGTGCCGCCGCACCTACCCGGACGGCGCCGTCATCGACTACGACCACGGCAGCCACAGCCTCAGCGTCATCCTGCCGGCCGGCGGTACCGCCAGCCTGGTCGCGCCAGGTGGCGTGCAGATTCAGGGCGACGTGGCCATCACCGGACAGGTGACCGTGACCCAGGACGTGCTGGCCGCCGGCATCAGCCTCATTCACCACCGCCACCCTGGAATCTTGCCCGGCGGTGGTCAGACGGGAGAGCCGGTATGAACCGAGAAACCGGCCGCAGCATTGGCCTGCTCGAGCACATCCGGCAGTCCGTCGCCGACATCCTCACCACCCCCATCGGCTCGCGCGTCATGCGCCGGGAGTACGGCAGCCAGGTCCCTGACCTGATCGACCAGCCAACCAACGGCGACACCGTGGTGCGCCTCTACGCCGCCACCGCCATGGCCCTGATGCGCTGGGAACCCCGCATGCGCCTCACCCGCGTGCAGTTCTACCGCGGTGACAGCCCTGGCAGCGTCACCCTCGAGCTCGAGGGCAGCCGCGTCGACACCAATGAGCCGCTCAACCTGCAGGTGCCCCTGCGCTTCGGAGCTTCGGCATGACGACCTTGTCCAGCCCCATCGACCTCTCCCGCCTGCCGGCGCCGAACGTCATCGAGACCGTCGACTTCGAGCAGATCCTCGCCGAGCGCAAGGCTTACATGGTCAGCCTGTGGCCCGCCGACGAGCAGGACGAGATCGCCGCCCGCCTCGAGCTCGAATCCGAACCGCTGAACAAGCTCGCCCAGGAAAGCGCCTACCGCGAAGTCATCCTTCGTCAGCGCATCAACGACAGCTGCCGCGCCGTGCTGCTGGCTTTCGCTGCCGGCCCAGACCTGGACCACCTCGGCGCACTCTTCAAGGTAGAGCGCTTGGTCGTCACACCTGGCAACCCCAGCGCCATTCCGCCGGTCGCCGAGGTGAAGGAGTCAGATGATCGCTACCGCCAGCGCATCCAGCTCGCCCTGGAAGGCGTCAGCACTGCCGGCCCGACCGGCAGCTACATCTTCCACGCCCTGTCGGCGTCAGCCTTGGTCAAACATGTGGATGTTTCCAGCCCCGCCCCGGGCGTGGTGCGCGTCACCGTGCTCGGTACCGAAGGCAACGGCACGCCCTCCGGCGACCTGCTGACCACCGTCACCGCTGCGCTCAACGATGAAGACGTGCGCCCGCTTTGCGACACCGTGGAAGTGGTGGCGGCGCAGATCACCAACTACACGGTCAACGCGACGCTCACCTTCTACAGCGGCCCCGACATGGGCCTGGTGCGCGACGCCGCCGAGGCAGCCGTCCGCAAGTACGTCGACGAGCACCACCGCCTGGGCCACGACATCACCCGCTCTGGCCTCTTCGCAGCACTCCATCAACCAGGCGTACAGAACGTCACCCTTACCGCCCCGGCCGCCACCCTGGTGGTTCCCGACACCCATGCCGCCTACTGCACAGCGATCAGCGTGATCGCAGGGGGCAACGATGTCTGAGCTCCTGCCACCGAACGCGACCGCCCTTGAACGTGCTGTCACGGTCGCACAGCGGCACCTGAGCGAGCTGCCGGTCGATACCCGCCACATCCGCAATCCCGCCACCTGCCCAGCGCCCCTGCTGCCATTCCTGGCCTGGGAACTGTCAGTGGACGAGTGGAACCCCGCTTGGGGCGACGATGTGAAGCGCCGGGTGATCGCTGAAAGCATCAGCGTGCATCGCCGAAAGGGCACACGCGGTGCCGTGCGCCGTGCGCTCGAGGCGCTGTTTGGTGACGTCGGTTTCACGCTGGTCGAGGGCGCAGCAGGTGGACTCTACGAAGGGGAAAACCTTCACAGCGGCGCCACCTTCTACGGCCAGGCCGAGCACTGGGCGAAGTACAGCGTGTACATCAACCGACCTATCTCCCAGCAGATGGCCGCTGACGTACGCCGCATCCTCGCTGCCGTGGCGCCGGCCCGCTGCCATCTCCTCGCGCTCAACTTTGAACAGGCCCTGAACGCTTACGACGGGGTCATCCGCTATGACAACACCTACACGCACGGGGTCGCCTGATGGCTAACTTGACCGAATCCAACGTCTGGGAACCCAACGTCTACCAGATCGAGCTGACTGACCCTGTCGTCGGGGGGCCTGACGGAATCTCTAACCGACAAGCCAAGCAGCTCGCCAACCGCACGCTGTGGCTGAAAGAACTCGCCGAGCAACTGGGGGCCGGCAAGCAGCCGCTGGACGCAACACTGACCGCCTTGGCGAACCTGACGACCACGGCGGACAAACTGCTCTACTCCACCGGTCCGGACACCTTTGCTCTGGCGCCGCTGTCGGCGTTCATCCGCAGCAACCTGCTGCCCGCCGCTGACCAAGCCACCGCTCGCACCGCATTGGGCGCGGCCCCCTCGGCGAGTCCGGCCTTCACCGGAATCCCGACAGCCCCCACCCCGGCACAAGGCAACAACACCACGCAACTGGCCACCACGGCCTTTGTACAGGCCGCCCTGGCAGCCTTGGTGGCGTCCTCGCCTGCAGCGTTGGATACCCTGAACGAGCTGGCGGCGGCGCTGGGCAATGACCCGAACTTCGCCACCACCATCACCAATGCACTGGCACTCAAGGCCCCCTCGGCCTCCCCGGCTTTAACCGGCACGCCGACCGCCCCAAGCGCGGCGAGTACGGACAGCAGCTCACAGATCGCCAACACCAACTGGGTGCGCACGGTGATGGCGCTGTTCGGAATCGGTGGGCAGAAGGTGTACAGCAACACCCTGGACCTGGACGACGCACCGCTCGGCTCGCTGATCAGCGTCAACGGCAGCGAGAGCGAGGCGGCGGCCCTGCACTGGCCGGTTACCGGCGTGGCTGGCGCAACCTCAGTGCATTACGACGTGTTGACCTTTGGCCAATCTGGGCGCGTGTTCCAGCTCGCCGCGCAGGTTTTCAACACCGCAGCCGGTCAGGCGCGCGTGTTTCTGCGGGTCAAGCACGACGCGACCTGGACCACGTTTGACGAGGTGTTTACCAGTCGGAACTTCAACCCTGCGCTCAAGGCGAACCTCGCCAGCCCCGCGCTCACAGGCGTTCCGACGGCGCCGACTCCCGCCACAGACACCAACAACACGCAACTGGCCAACACTGCCTTTGTGCAGGCGCTGATCCAAGGGCTTGGCATGGGAGTGTCGCAGCTGCCAAACATCGGCAACCTCGACAGCTACGCGCTGAAGTCCGGGCCCTACCGATTCCAGGCCAACGTGGACACCGGCACCCCGCCAACCGGTACCGCCGCGAGCTGGAACGGCGTGGTCCTGGTGCTGCCGTATGGTGGCAACATCCACCGGCAAATCGCCATGACGGTGACCGGCGGAGCGGGGGCTGACATTCCGACCTTCTATGTGCGCCACGTCAACGCCACGAAGGTCGGCGACTGGAAGACCCCCAGCTTCACTGAAAGCCCCGTCTTCTCTGGCACCCCCACCGCACCTACGCCGGCGGTCGGGAACAACTCCACGCAACTCGCCACGACTGCTTTCGTGCAGGCAGCCATTGCGGCTCTGGTGGGCTCCTCGCCCGCAGCACTGGACACGCTGAACGAGCTGGCAGCGGCGCTCGGCAATGACGCCAACTTCGCCGCCACCATGACCAACGCCCTAGCGGCCAAGGCGCCGCTGGCCTCTCCTGCGCTTACCGGTACCCCGTCGGCGCCGACAGCGTCTGCAGGAACCAACACCACACAGGTCGCAACGACCGCATTCGCACAGGCGGCCGTTGGTATTGGGCACGTAGCGGCATTCGCGATGAGTGCCCCGCCATCAGGCTGGCTCAAGGCCAACGGGGCAGCGGTCAGTCGTACCACTTACGCGGCGCTGTTCGCTGCGATTGGCACCACCTTCGGGGCTGGTAATGGCTCGACGACCTTCAATCTGCCGGACGCGCGCGCCGAGTTCGTGAGGGGTTGGGACGATGGCCGTGGGGTTGACGCCGGCCGCGCTTTCGGCTCGTTCCAGGCCGACGAGCTAAAGAGCCACACCCACAGCTCGGCCGGCCAGCCTGGAATCGGCCAAGGCACCACCGGTCCCGACACTATCCAGCAATCCGCTGGCTACACGCCCACCCAGGCAACCGGGGGCACTGAAACCCGCCCACGCAACATCGCCCTGCTCTTTTGCATCAAGTACTGAGGCCTACCATGACCGACCCTGTCATCTACATCACACATCCAGTCACCGGCGAACTCGTAGGTACGGATTTTGCCGACCCCGATCCGCTGGTTTCCGGCGAATGGTTGGTTCCCGCTCACGCCTACCTGGACGCACCGCCCGAGGCGTCTCCGGGAGAGGCCGTAGTGCGCGCAGAAGATGGCTGGCGCGTCGTACCCGATTACCGAGGCACGGTCTACCGGACCAGTACCGGCCTAGCTGAACGGTTCGATCAACTGGGCCCACTCCCGGAAGGGCTGACCACCCAACCCCGTCCGTCGCCGGCCTATGCCTGGCAGGATGGTGAGTGGCGCCTCGATGAGGCCTTGGCCGATGCATTGCGTGAGGAGCAGGAGCGGCAAGCCTGGGAAGAGATCAGGAGCGAGCGCGACCGGCGCACCCAAGAAGGTGGTTTTCATGTCGGAGACCACTGGTTTCACTCCGACACCTTCAGCCGCAGCCAGCAGCTCGGCCTGGTGCTGATGGGGGCTTCGATGCCCGCCATCCAGTGGAAAACCATGGCCGGGGAATTCGTGGCGATGACGCCCGCTCTGGCCCAGCAGATCCTAACCGCCGGCGCTGAGAGTGATTTGGCGATCTTTTCCGCCGCCGAACAGCACCGGGCCGCCATGCTGGCAAGCCCCAATCCGTCGGCCTACGACTTCTCCATCAACTGGCCTCCGATTTATGGGGAGTAGTACGCCGACAGTACCGCCCCCTCCCGTATGACCCGATGAAACAGCCCCGCCCGCCGGGGCTTTTTCATGTCCACCCTGTAGCAGCCCTTTCTACATTTCCCGCCGCTACCGCCGACCTCGCGCGCGCGTCACCCTCAAGGCTCACTGATCTGGCACCCAGCCCTGCAGGAGATCCCATGCCTACCGATCACCATCACGGCGTCCGAGTCGTCGAAATCAACCAGGGCACCCGCCCCATCCGCACTGTCTCGACGGCTGTAGTCGGCATGGTCTGCACGGCCAGCGACGCGGATGCCTCCGTTTTCCCCTTGAATAAGCCCGTCCTGCTCACCGACGTGCTCACTGCTTCCGGCAAGGCCGGTGAGCTGGGCACCTTGGCCAAAAGCCTGGACGCCATCGCCGACCAGGCCAGTCCCGTGACCGTCGTGGTCCGCGTGGCCGACGGCGAGGGCGTGGACGATGCCGCCAAGGCCGCCGACCAGGCCACCAAGATCATCGGCAGCGTCACCGCCGGCGGCCAGTACACCGGCATGAAGGCCCTGCTCGCAGCCGAGGCCCAGCTTGGCGTGCGTCCGCGCATCCTGGGCGTGCCCGGCCTGGACTCCCTGGCTGTCTCCACCGAACTGGTCACCATCGCCCAGAAGCTGCGCGGCTTCGCCTACGCCAGCGCCTGGGACTGCGAAACCGTGAGCGACGCCATCGCCTACCGCGAGAACTTCGGCGCCCGCGAGCTCATGCTCATCTGGCCGGACTTCATCAACTGGGACACCACGCTCAACGCCGACGCCCCGGCGGCGGCCATTGCTCGCGCCCTGGGTCTGCGCGCCAAACTGGACGAGCAGATCGGCTGGCACAAGACCCTCTCCAACGTGCCAGTCAATGGCGTGTCGGGCCTGTCCAAAGACGTGTTCTGGGACCTGCAGAACCCCGCCACCGATGCCGGCCTGCTCAACGCGGCCGAGGTCACCACCCTGATTCGTCGCGAGGGCTTCCGCTTCTGGGGCTCCCGCACCTGCTCCGACGACCCGCTATTCGCCTTCGAGAACTACACCCGCACCGCCCAGGTGCTGGCCGACACCATGGCCGAGGGGCACTTCTGGGCAGTCGACAAGCCGATGCACGCCAGCCTGGTGCGCGACATCGTCGAGAGCATCAACGCCAAGTTCCGCGACCTGACCCGCCGCGGCTACCTGATCGGCGGCGAGTGCTGGTACGACCCGGCCTTCAACGACAAAGACACCCTCAAGGCCGGCAAGTTGTTCCTGGACTACGACTACACCCCCGTGCCGCCGCTCGAGGACCTGACCTTCCAGCAGCGCATCACCGATCGCTACCTGATCGACTTCGCCGCCCGCGTCAACGGTTAACCCCATTCACACGCGCGGCCATCGGCCGCGCCGTAGGAGAGCCCCACCATGGCCCTGCCCAAGAAGCTCAAGCACCAGAACCTGTTCAACGACGGCACCAGCTACGTGGGCGTTGTCGGCTCCGTAACCCTGCCCAAACTCGCCCGCAAGCTCGAGGCCTGGCGCGGCGCCGGCATGGATGGCCCGGTCAAGGTCGACCTTGGCCACAGCGACGACGGCATTCAGCTCGAGTGGACCATCGGCGGCATCGACCTGCTGGTCCTGCGCCAGTACGGCGCCGTCCGTGCCGATGGCGTGATGCTGCGCTTCGCTGGCTCCTTCCAGCGCGACGACACCGCCGAAACCAGCGCCGTAGAAGTGGTCGTTCGCGGCCGGCATGAGGAGATCGACTTCGGCGAGTCCAAGCCAGGCGAAGACACCGAGCACAAGGTCGTCACGACCTGCACCTACTACAAGCTGACCGTAGACGGTGAGGTGATCATGGAGATCGACCTCCTCAACTTCATCCTGATCGTCGACGGCGAAGACCTGCTGGCCGCGCACCGCGCCGCGATCGGTCTGTAACCCATGCCTCTCAACGGACACATTCCGCCGGCCCGTTCGCCGGCACCCCCAACCCAAAGGAGCAACCCCATGGAACATACCGAAGCCCCCCAGGCCATCGCCCTGGACGAGAAGCCGAAGAACCCCAACGAGGCCGTCATTACCCTGGACGCGCCCCTGGTGCGTGGCACCACCACCATCACCGAGGTGACCCTGCGCAAACCCCTCAGCGGCGAACTGCGCGGCGTCACCCTGCTGGATCTCGCCCAGATGGACGTGCTGGCCCTGCGCAAGGTCCTCCCGCGTATCAGCACCCCCACCCTCACCGATGCTGAAGTCGGTCGGCTGGACCCGGCGGACCTGATGCAGTGCGGCGTGGCGGTCTCCAGTTTTTTGCTGACGAAGGCCGCGAGAGAGGGCTCCCTCGTCGAGTAGAAGACGCCATGGGCGATATCGCCCTGGTGTTCCACTGGGCGCCGGCGGACATGGACCCGCTGCCGCTCTCTGATCTAATTGAATGGCGAGAAAGCGCCAGGATTCGCTGGGAGCAAACACATGGCGCGTGATCTGAAACTGGAAGTGGTCCTCCAGGCCATCGACCGCGCCACCCGGCCCATCCGCGCCATCACCCAGAGCAGCAGCGGTCTGGGCCGCCAGCTCAAGGACACCCGCGAGCACCTGAAATCCCTCGAGCACCTGCAGCGCCAGGCGACTGGCTTCAAGAAGTACCAGGAAGAGCTGCAAAGCACCGGTACCGAACTGCAACAGGCCCGCGACAAGCTGGGCGCCTACCAGCGCGCCATGGAGTCCCACAAGGCCACCCAGCAGGCCCTGGGCGCCGAGGTGAACGTCCACCGCCGCGCCGTCAGCAACCTGCAGAAGGCCCTCCTCTCCGCCAAGGAACCCAGCGCCGCCCTCAACCAGCAGTACCTGCTGGCCCGCGATCGCCTCACCCAGCTCGAAACCGGCTACCGCCAATCCCAGAGCCAAATGCGGCGCTACAAGGACGACATCGCCAAGACCACCGGGGCGGTGCAGGTCCTCAACGGCCGGCACCAGGACCAGAGCCAGCGCCTGGCCAATCTGCGCACCCAACTGGAATCGGCCGGCATCAGCACCGACAACCTGGCCACCCACGAGCAGCAGCTCGCCACCGGCATGGAGAAGGCTAACGCAGCCATCCAAGCGCAGCAGGGCAAGCTGGCGGAGCTTACGCGCAAGCAGGAAGCCCTCAACCGCGTGCGCGCCCAGTACGAACGCACCCAGCACCTCGCCGGCAGCATGGCGGCCGGCGGTGCAGCGGGGCTTGCCACCGGCTATGCCGTCGCTCGCCCACTCAAGGGCATTGTCGACGCCTTCGCCCCGTCCGAGGACGCCGCGACCCAGCTGAAGGTTTCCATGATGGCCAGCGATGGCAGCGTGGCCGAAGACTTCCAGAAGATCACTGACCTCGCCAACAGCATCGGCGACCGACTGCCGGGCACCACAGCCGACTTCCAGAACATGATGACCATGTTGCTCAAGCAGGGGATCAGCGCGAAGTCGGTCTTGGGCGGCACTGGCGAGGCGGCAGCCTACCTCGGAGTACAACTCAAGTTGCCAGCCGAGCAAGCCGCCGAACTCGCTGCGAATATGCAAGACGCCACGGGCACGGCTGAGGCCGACATGATGTCCCTGATGGATACGATCCAGAAGACTGCGAACCTTGGCGTTCCGGTCGCGGACATTATCCAGGGCTTCAGCAAGATGTCTCCGGCCATGAACCTCGTGGGGGAGAGGGGTCTCAAGACCTCCCAAGCCCTAGCGCCATTGCTGGCAATGATGACCCAGGCGGGCCTGGCCGGTGAGTCGGCAGGCAACGCGATCCGCAAGGTCTTCCAGTCCGGTTTGGACACCAAGGACATGGCGGACGCCAACGATATGTTGAAGAAGGATTTCAAACAGGACTTCCAGCTCGACTTCACCAACGGGAAGGGCGACTTCGGCGGCCTTGAAAACCTCTTCAAGCAACTGGAGAAACTCAGACCACTGAATGACGAGGCCTTCACCGCTGTCGTGAAGAAGATCTTCGGTGATGATGCTGAAACACTTCAGGTCGTGCAGACCATGATGGACAAAGGCATGGTCGGCTATGAGGGTGTTGTCGCCAAGATGCAGGCACAGGCCGACCTACGCATGCGCGTCAACGAGCAACTCAGCACCCTCAGCAACACCATGGAGGCCGCCCAGGGCAGCTGGAGCAATGCCATGGCAGAGATCGGCGCCACTATTGCGCCCCAGCTCAAGGAACTGATCAGCGGCATCGGCGACCTCGCCGTGAACGTCAAGGACTGGGTCAAGGAACATCCCGGGCTGACGGCGGCTATCGTCAAGACCGCCGGAGGCCTGGCCCTGCTGCTGGCGGTCGGCGGCGGGCTCGGTGTCATGCTGGCCAGCTTCCTGGGGCCGATTGCCCTGGTCCGATACGGCCTAGCCCTCACCACCATCCGCGGCGTCAGCCTGGGCGGCGTTCTGCTCAACCTGGGCAAAAAGGCGCTGCCTCTGGTGGCCACCGGCCTGCGCATGCTGGGCGCCCTGGCCATGGCCAACCCCATTCTCGCCGTCATCACCGGCCTGGCCCTGGGCGCCACCCTGATCTACGCAAACTGGGACAAGCTGGGCCCCTACTTCCAGGGCATGTGGGCCGAGATCAAGGCCGGTTTCAGTGGGGGCATCGGCGGCATCGTCACCACCCTGATGAACTTCAACCCGGTCGGCCTGGTGTACCGCGCCTTCGCCGAGGTCCTGAACTACCTTGGCCTCGATCTACCGGTCCAGTTCACCGAGTTCGGCAACATGATCGTCCGGGGCCTGGTCAAAGGCCTGCTGGCCGGCCTCGGCCAGATCAAGGGCGCCATCACCCAGGTGGGCAGCGCCACCATCGGCTGGTTCAAGGAAAAGCTCGGCATCCACAGCCCGTCGCGCGTATTCGCCGAACTTGGCGGCTTCACCATGCAGGGCCTGGAACAAGGCCTTGCCGGCGGAGAGAAGGGTCCCCTCGGCCAGATGGCCGACACCGCCAAACGACTCGCCCAGGCCGGCGCCGTGTCGGTGGGGCTGACGGCCGCCGGCATGACCACCGCCAGCCCGGCGATCAGCAACGCCGAGCCCCTGCGCATCGACAACCGGGCGCCCCTCGGTGCAGCCCGCACAGCGCCGGCCAGTGCTCAGCCGCTGCCACCCGTCACCATTCAGGTCTACGGCGCCCCAGGTATGAGCGAGCAGCAACTCGCCCAACTGGTCGGCCAGAAGGTCAGCGAGGCGCTGGCCCAGGCGTCCCGCGCCAACCAGGCCCGGGCCCGCAGTTCCCTCAGCGACCAGGACTGATTCAACAGGAGCAACCCGCCATGATGATGGCCCTCGGCATGTTCGTCTTCGGCATGGAGACCCTCGCCTACCAGGAGTTCCAGCGGCAGCGGGAGTGGCGCCACGGCTCCACCTCGCGCATCGGCACCAACCCGGCGCGGCAGTTCCTGGGCAAGGGTGACGACACCATCACCCTGCCCGGCGTGCTGGTACCGGCCCTGGCCGGCGCCACCATCAGCCTCGACACCCTCGCCTATATGGCCGACACCGGAAAGGCCTGGCCCTTGGTGGAGGGCACCGGGCGCATCTACGGCGCCTGGGTGATTGAGAGCCTGAGCGAAACCCGCACCTACTTCTTCCGCGACGGCGCCGCCCGCCGTATCGAGTTCACCCTCACCCTGAAGCGCATCGACGATGGGCGGGTGGATCTGCTCGGCGCAGCCACAAGCAGCGCCGGCGACATTCTCCGGGGGCTGCTGTGATGCTGGGTACCGTCATCGACCGTGCCCAGCGCCTGTACCGCGACACCACCGCCTACCCTCGCCCCATCTGCCGCCTGGTCGTGGACGGCCGCGACATCACCGTCGCCATCGAGCAACGCCTCATCAGCATCGACCTCACCGACAACCGCGGCATGGAGGCGGACCAGCTGGACGTGGTGCTCAGCGACCACGACGGCCTGCTAGCCATCCCCCCGCGCGGCGCCGTGCTGCGCCTCTGGCTGGGCTGGAGCGATACCGGCCTGGTGGACAAGGGCAGCTTCACCGTGGACGAAACCGAGCACAGCGGCGCCCCGGACACCCTCAGCATCCGCGCCCGCAGTGCCGACCTGCGCGGCGGGCTCAAGGCCAAACGCGAGCGCAGCTGGCACGCCACCACCATTGGCGCAGTGGTCACCGCCATTGCAGGCGCCTACGGCCTATCCGCCGTCGTAAGCGCCGCCCTCAGCGCCGTGGATCTACTGCACCTGGACCAGGCCAACGAATCGGACGCCAACCTGCTCACCCGCCTGGGCCAGGAGCACGACGCCATCGCCACCATCAAGGCCGGGCGCCTGCTGTTCATGCCCGCCGGCAAGAGCACCACGGCCACCGGCCTGGCGTTGCCCCACGTCACCCTCACCCGCCACGACGGCGACCAGCACCGCTTCCTGCAGGCCGATCGGGACAGCTACACAGGGGTAAAGGCCTACTACTACGAGGTGAACAGCGCAGAGAAGAAGGAGGCCATTGCCGGCGGCGGCGACAACCTCAAGGAACTGCGCCACAGCTACGCCGACCAGGCCAGCGCCTTGCGCGCGGCCCGGGCGGAATGGCGGCGCCTGCAGCGCGGTACCGCCACCCTCAGCTACACCCTGGCCAAGGGCCGTCCGGAACTGATCCCGGACCAGACCTACTCCCTGGTAGGCATCAAGGCCGAAATCACCGAGCAGGTCTGGCTGGGCGGTAACATCCGCCACAGCTTTAGCCCGGAAGCCTTCACCACCAGCCTCGAGCTGGAGTCCAAGTTGCCCGACGAGGAAGTCGCCGAGCTGGCCGACGGCAACCGAGGCGACTACACCGGCATCGTCGCCTGTTACCGCGACGACAAGACCGGCGAACAGAAGAAGGTCACCAAGGGCGACCAGACCAATCCACGGCGCCTGGCACACCTCTATGCGGCGAAGGCCAGCGCCGAGCGGGCGGCGGAGCGGGAATGGAAGCGGATGCAAGTCGAGAAGGGATGAGCCCCCGAGCGGGGGCTCCTGAGCAATTATCAGCCTGGCGGAGCGCCTGCCAGAACCTCCGCGAAGCGGAGTACGGACGCTCGATCCGACTCGCCCAGCCGGCGAAAGAATGTTATTAGCGCGCGCTCCTGCGCAGTCAAGGTATCCATCTCAGGCTGACCAACCAGATCCCCTGGTTGACGGCAATCAGCCACAGCTACATCAGAAATCATCTGCATACTCCATATTGGCAGTGTCTGAAGACGTTACCGCCATCCTGGAGAATGCAAGCGTTTTGCTTTCGTACGTTAGATGGCCTGCGAGAACGCCAATCTGCGAGTCATGGACTTCTGAACACCGTGCACGATGGCACAAATAAAAAACCCGGCATTAACCGGGTTTTTGGGTTCATGAGTTTTCTCAGCCGTGGGCGAGGTGTGAAAACAGCAGCTCGCCACCTTTCGTAACCGGCTTTAAGAACCTTCTGATTGCATCAGCATTTCCGCTACTGAGCGCGCCCTCATGTTCTAACTGCTCAACAGAGTGATCGGCAGCCAGACCGAGCTTCAGCTCGATTTTTGTGTTCTCACACGCGTCAAACACCTTCATTAGATCAATAATGATGCTGTAGATTCGTTTGCTATTTCGCCCCACCACCACTTGAACACCGTCCCCATGTTCAGCAAGCTTTGTTGGCTCTGGCGAGGAATAGTACTTGAACTCAATAATATATTTTCCCGGCTTGCTCTCTGAGTCATCCAGAATTTCACGCCAAGCAACAGGAACGTCAGCCGGAGATAGCATGAACTGAATTTTTACACCGTTGCGATTTTTCGATTCCGGCTTGTTTATATCGCTCTGCGGAACAGTTAACCACTCAGTAATTTTTTCAGTAGACATTAGGTTCTCTCCAGCAGCTGCCCAATAAGGGCAACCGTCAACTGATAGTGTTGAACAGACTCATCTGTAACACCCTGCGGGGACCGGCTATCAAGCACCACCACCCCCCACACTACACCGCCACTCTCGATAGGAATTGCTGCAATGGAACGCGGCATCTGCCTACCTTCACTTATATACTTATTGATCATGCCAACGTCGCAAAATGTCGATTCGGCGTAACTTTTTATGTCTCGCTGTGGCGCTTGGGACCGCATCACGGGAAGATCGTTCAGCACGATCGCCCGGTTGCTAGCCCAAGCTCTGGCAGCCACACCTTCTGCACGATCACTTTCGTCAGGAGCATAGAAGATAGCACGCGTTTTTTGCGAGATATGCCCTGACCTTAGCACAGGAATAAGGTAATCAGAAAAGATTGACTTATTCCCCCACGGCATAAACCACCACTTCGCACTCCAATGACGCACAAATAAACAGTTCTTTTTGTGCTGGAATATTGTTACACGATCGTGGTCCTGGGGCGCTCCATTTGCATGGAATACCTGATACTGATATTCATCAAGGATGAATTTTAATTTCTCCAGCACCCAAGGATCACCAAGTTTCCTATAAATAAAACTTAAGACAACCAAACCCCCAACTATCAAATACACATAGAAAGAGCTCTCTTGTAGGTATTGAATGACATTCCAAAGCACAGGGCGCTTTGCAAGCCATTTCTCATCACCCTCAACGCTGTTGATCCAGCCCAAAAAAGCAGAAACCGCAGTCCCACCGATATAAAACCACTCCGACAAAGCGAAGAGGATCATTTGTTTTTTGCTAAAACTTCTCATCATCAGTGGCAGGACTTCTTAATGTTATTCTGTTGGCACAGCTTGAGTTGAACGTGATGGAACTCATCTACCGATAGCTTCGCTCGCTGTATAGAGAACGGCAGCGTCGTCCCCTACATAGACGCGAAATTTGGTGACCATAAAGCCTCGATCAAGCACGCTGATAGAAAACTTGCTGCTTGTTGGCACGCAGACGCCCTTGTTGTAGAGGAACTCCATACCTTTATTGTCATTGCTCACCAGGGCTTGGTTGAACTGATCGAGGTAATCCTCCGACAGGCAGGCGATGTAGCCATCTTTGAGGCTCTCCGCCTGGGCGGCGCATACGGTTGCCATCAAGACGATCCCTGCGGCGATCCTTTTCATCACGGTGCTCTCCTTTCTGTCCTTGCATCCCGGCCTGCGTGGCCGGTAGTGGTCTGATGGTCCGAAGACCGACTTTCGGCAGTCAGGCAAGCTGCCTTCAGCCGTTGTTCACGACATCGCCTCCATTACCGTCGGCCCGCGCCAAGAGGGTTGTCAGGCGCATCACGGAGGCCTTATCGGCTGGCGCCATGCCGCGATAGTTTTCCAGCACCTTGGCCTCTTCAGCGGTGAGGCTATCCGCAGGCACCAATGCCCGCTGCCCGGTCACCACATAGAGGATGTCAACGCCGGCAGCAGCGGCAGCGGCGAGATAGGCAGCATCGGGGCTGCGGTCTCCTTTCTCGTAATTGATCTGGGTGGTCTTTCCTACGCCACCAATCGCTCCCAGGTCAGTCTGGCTGAGCCCCAAGCGCGACCTTTCTTCCTTAAGCCGCTCACCAATGGTCATCAAAATTGAACCTCAGGCGTTGACAGGTTCAATTTAATGAACCAATATCACCTCGAAATCACACGAAATTACACGAAGTTGAACTATGCCGAACGCCAGCATCGACGAGCAAGCCCGCGCGGCTGCCCGTAAGCGCCTCGAAGACCAGGGAATGTCCCTTCGGGATTTCGCCCTGAAGCACGACCTGAACCCCAGCACCGTCTACGCGGTACTCAATGGGCAGAAGAAATGCCTTCGCGGTGAAGCCCACCGCGCCGCTGTCCTGCTTGGCATCAAGGAAGGCGTGGTCAACGATAGTTCCCCCATCGTCAAGGATGAACAAGAAGATGAAACGCCCCATTCTTGACAGCCGCCGCAAGGTCCTCAGCGCCATCATTTCCGCCTATCCGGGCGGTCGTGAGTGCGCCGCAGCCCGCCTCGGTCTGGAGCTAAAGAAGTTCGACAACCACCTCTACGAGAACGCCGGCCACCGCCCCCTGAGCGATGAGCAGGTGCTCCAGCTCGAGCAGGACGCCGGCACCTCCTTCCTCGCCGATTACGTCTGCAGCCTGTACCAGGGCGTTTTCGTGCCCATGCCCAGCGTCGGCGAACTCGACAACGTCGACCTCTATGCCCGCTCCCTGGCCACCGAGGTGAAGGAAGGCCGCGTCGGCCAGATCATCGCCAAGGCCCTGGCCGATGGCCGCATCACCCGGAAGGAGGCAGACCAGATCCTGGCCGCCCACCGCGACCATCTGGCCGCGCTGGCCGAGGAAGTCCGCGCCGTGATCATCCTGCACATGGAGCGCCAAGCATGAGCAGAGGCACCACCTACAAGCTCGTCTGCCCGGCCTGCGGCGGGAAGATGCGTATCCGCAACAGCGAGGGCCAGACCCCACTGTTCCGTTCCATGTACGCCCAGTGCCTCAACATCCCCTGCGGCGCCACCTTCTCCGGCTCCATGAGCTGGGACTACCAGCTGAGCCCCTCCGGCCTGGACAAACCCCGCGTGGTGCTGCCCGTGGCCCCGGCTGTAGCGCGCATGAGGGCCCTGCGGGACAACCGCGAGAGAACCGATCAACTCGACCTGTTGGACACCCTGCCCGAGCCCGAGGAGGCCTTTGCATGAGCCAGATCGTTATGGAAAACCCGCAGCAGTACCGCGTGGCGATGCAGGCCGCTGCTCTGTCCTTCCTGCAGCGTCATCAGGGCCAGCACCTGGATCAAGAGGAACTGGCCGAGCGCACCACCCGCCACCTGGTGGAAGCGCTGGACGTGCCAACCTTCATGGCATCCCGCTTGGTGCATCTGGCCCTCAGCCAGTTGCACAGCGGCGCCGAGTGGGTCGGTCTGGACCTCGCCGCCGGCGCTGATGAACACCTGGTGATCCTGGTGGACACCGGCAGCGGCCAGCGCGCCCTGATCCCGCGCCGGATTCTCTCCGACGCCTTCCTCGCCCAAGCCGGCGCCCGATAACCCGAACCTTTTGACCCTTGCCCACGCCGTGGGTTTGGGGAAGTTGCGCCCTGATGGTGGCCCAGATGAGTGACCTAACCCTTTCAATCCAGTTGAACCGCAAGCAGGCCCAGGCCTATCTGCGTTACCTGGTCAGCCAGTACGAACAGGCCATGGCCGACTGCTGGTACTCCGATCGCTACCGCGAAGTTCCCGAAGGTCTGCGCGGTCAACGGGTGCTGCAGGACCACCCCCATATCGCCGGCATCGGCCGCTCTGCCCGTGAGCTCAAGCGTCTGCTGGCCGAGCAGGGAGTCAGCGCATGAAGACCATGGAACCGACCATTCGCCGCGAGGTGATCGACAAGCTGAAGCTCGAGTTCGAGCTCCAGCCCATCGCCCAGACCGACTGGCTACGCAAGGGCACTTGCCCGGACTGCCGTGGCGGCAAGAGCAAGAAGAAGTCGCTGTACGCCAACGCGCAAAATCCGTGGGTGGTGACCTGTGGACGCGGTAAATGCGGCGCGCAGTTCCACGTCAAAGACCTGTTCCCCGACCTGTTCGAGGACTGGAGCAATCGCGCTCCTGCCACCGAGCAACAGCCTACTGCCTCAGTCGACGCCTATTTGAGCTTCAACCGCGGCTTCGACCTGAACCTGATCAAGGGCTGGTACACCCAGGAGAACTTCTGGGACCGCGACAAGAGCATCGGCAGCGCCACCGTGCGCTTTTTCATGCCGGAGGGTGGCTACTGGGAACGGTTGATCGATCGGCCGGCACGCTTCGATCGCAAGGCTCACTTCAAGAAGTCCTACAGCTACAAAGGCAAGCTGTGGGTGCCGCCCTGCCTGGACCTGCTGGAAGTGAGCGAGCTGTGGATCGTCGAGGGGATCTTCGACGCCATCGCCCTGCTGCATCACGGCATCGCCGCCGTATCCATGATGAGCAGCGCCCCCTTCCCGGAGAAGGCGCTCCAGGAACTGGCCGCGAAGCGCCTGGAAGCCGGTGGCAAGCTGCCCAATCTGGTGTGGGCCCTGGACAACGAGCCGAGCGCCCGCGACGGCATCCGCCGCTATGCCCCCATGGCACGCAAGCTGGGCTTCACCTGCGAGGCCGCCCAGATTCCCCAGCGCGATCGCAAGGTGGATTGGAACGACCTGCACCAACGCTGGATGTTCATCGACGACGCCACCGAGCGGAAAGAACGGATCGAGCGTGACCTCCGCGAGGCCCGCTTCCAAGGCAGCCTGCTCCTGGCCGAAAGCGCTGCCGAGAAGGGCGTCTTGATGCACGAGTGGAGCGATCATCACGAATTCCATTTCGGCTACGAGAACCGCCTCTACTGGTTCAAGTTGGACATCGCGCAATTCCAGAAGACGAAACAGCAGCTCGAGGAGTCGGACCGCCACGAAGACAAGCTCCTGAACGACAAGCAGCGCCGTGACAAGGCCCTGCGCCAGTGCGGCGCCGTGGCGGAAATCGCCAACTGCTACCCCCAGGCCCTGTACTACCAGCGCAACGAGCTCACCGACGAGAGCTGGTACTACTTCCGAGTGGACTTCCCCCACGACGGCGCGAGTGTGAAGAACACCTTCACCGGCGCCCAGGTCGCAGCAGCCAGCGAGTTCAAGAAGCGCCTGCTGGGCATGGCGGCCGGCGCCGTGTTCACCGGCAGCGGCGCCCAGCTCGACAAGATCATGCGCAACCAGCTGTACGGCCTGAAGACGGTGCAGACCGTCGACTATGTTGGCTACAGCAAGGAACACGGCTGCTATGTGTTCGGCGACCTGGCGGTGCGTGGCGGGGTCCTGGTGGAGGCGAACGCGGAGGACTACTTCGAGTTCAAGACCCTGCGCCTGAAGACCCTGCAGAAGTCCATCAAGATCGAAATCAGCCAGGACGAAGGTCGCTATCGCCCGGAATGGCTGGACTGGCTGTGGACCTGCTTTGGCACCAAGGGCATTGTCGCCCTCGCCTTCTGGTTCGGCTCCCTGTTCGCCGAGCAGATCCGCGCCGAGTTCCAGAGCTTCCCCTTCCTGGAGGTGACCGGCGAGGCCGGCGCCGGTAAGTCCACCCTGCTGACACTGCTGTGGAAGCTGCTGGGCCGCCAGGACGAGGAAGGTGATGACCCGCTGAAGATGACCAAGGCGGGCCTGCGCCGCTGGCTGAGCCAGACCGCCGGCATGCCCATCGTCATGCTCGAGGCCGACCGCAGCGACCCCGAGGGCGGTGCCGGCAAGGCCTTCGACTTCGATCAGTTCAAGCCTTTGTTCAACGGTCGGGGCCTGGGCCTGACGGGCGTGAAGAACGGCGGCAATGACACCAACGCCCCGCCCTTCCGCTCCACCCTGGTGTTCAGCCAGAACGCCTCCGTGGCGGCGTCCGAGGCAATCCTCACCCGTATCGTCAAGCTGCACTTCGTGCGCCCAGAGGTGACCGCCGCCAGCCGCGCGGCGGCCGACAACCTCAACCTTCTGAGCACTGAGGATGTCAGCCAGTTCCTGCTCCGTGCAGTGAAGGCGGAGGGCAAGGTCCTGGAGGTGTTCCGCACTCAGCTTCGCCAGCACGAAGTAACTCTGCGCGCACTCCGCGACATCCGGGTGGAGCGGATCATCAAGAACCACGCGCAGATGCTCGCCCTGGTCGACGCCCTGGCCCTGGTGGTGCCGCTCTCCAAGGAGCAGATCCAGGCTTCCCGCGAAACGCTGATCCAGATGGCCCTGGACCGCCAGGCCGCGATCAACGCCGACCCGGCCGAGGTGGCCGAGTTCTGGGACGTGTACGACTACCTCGAGTCCCTCAGCGAGGGCCCGGTGGTGAACCACAGCAAGAACCCGGCCCTGATCGCCATCAACCTCAACCATTTCTACGAACTGGCCGCCGAGCATCGGCAGAAACTGCCGGAGAAGACCTCCCTGCAGAAGGTCCTGTCAGCCTCCCGCAGCCGCAAGTTCATCGAGTCGAACCGCGGCGTGGACAGCGCCGTCCGCACCGCCGAGGCCGCCCGCAACTCGCTCTATCAGAAGTGCATGACGGTGAAGTGCTGGATGTTCCAGGCCGACTGAATCCCGCCCAGGCGCTGCAACGCCGGGCACAACCCCAAAGGAGAAGCACCATGCAAGACCACCACGAACCCAGCGGCAGCGAATGGCTGCTCACCCTGATCGGCAGCGGCGTTGCCCTATTCCTGATCGCTCTCGCCGGCAACGCCACGCCTGACCTTTTTCTCGCGCTGATTCAGCGCTTCTGACACTCAAGCCTGGGCGCTGCAACGCCCGGGCCTGATCCCTAAAGGAGAGGCACCATGCGCTACTACATGAAAACCACGGCTCCGCTGTACGTCGAGGCGTTCAAAGAAATCCGGGGGCAGGCCAGCGCCCGCCACCGGTTCTTCAAACAGATCGCCCAAAGCTGGGGCTTCGATGAAATTGGCATGCAGGAATTCGGCTACCCCACCACCTTCTACAAACGCTGTGCAGCCGAAGAAAAACAGCAACGCGGCCCCGATATTGAAGGCTTCAAAGGGGGCGAACGTCATCACCAGGACGGCGCCACTTACTTCAAGTACACCTTCCGCCGCAGCAAACACGCCAACGAGCTTCGCAAACAATATGCAGGCGCACCCGAACTACCGGCAGAGCTTCAAGGGGAGCATTTCCGCTCTGACATGGCCACAGCCTTCTGCCAGCGTTTCGAGCTACCCAACCACGTGTTCACCGGCACCAGCATCGGTTTTGCAATAGTTCATCTGCTGCAGGGCGACATCCTGGTGTGCAACCTCCCATACCGCGATGACAACACCATCGAAGCAGCTCCAGCCGTTATCCCTGATGGCTTCGAGGAAATCACTGAGCGTGCCTGGCATGCCGAAATTGACCGCCACAACAAGGCAGTCCAGGAGCGCAGCGCATGATCACCGCAGCCCACCGCGCCCTGGGCCTGATCGTCCTCGCCGGCAAGGCCACCCCTGACCTGTTCCTCGCTCTGATCCACAGCCTCTGACACCCAGCCCGGGCGCTGCAACGCCCGGGCCCAAGCCCCAAAGGAGAAGCACCATGCACGACATCATCCTCACTGAACTTCGGCGCTACGAAGAACAACTCCCGGAGGTCCGCGAGGCGGGCATTGCCGCCCTGAAGCGTCTGCTGCCGATTGCCCAGGGCTGCACCGGTCAGAGCGGTGTGGTCGCGCTGTTCCTGCTGGGCCTCTACAACGGCCGCGATTTTCCGTTCGACATGACCCAGCTGCGCCGCCTCGATCACAACCTGGTGGAGGACTGCCTCAGCTTGCTGCGAATGGACAGCAACCCGGAGTTCGAGGTGCATCAGTACATCGAGAACGGGCAAGAGATCTGGCAGGACCTGCGGCGCACCTGGATCAGCGACGAGGGCCAGTTGTTCGCGGAGATCAAGAAGTCCAGCCAGTACGCCCACCAGGCCGACATGTGCCGCAGTCGCCCGTGTGGCTACCCCTTCCGGGTGAAGCTCAGCACCGACGACGCCGACGACGGCTTCATCGTGAAAGGCGGGGTCGGGGGCCGGTACCAGCTGAGGGACGTGCGCCTGTACATGGATGTTCGCGGCAAGAAGGTCCGCATCCACTGACACCGGCTAAAGCCGGCAAGAGAAGAGGCGCCGGGGGGCTGCAACTCCCCGACGCCAACCACCCCAAAGGAGAAGCACCATGCAAGTGAATCAACCCCAAGGCGGCGCCGCTGAGGCTACCACACCGCGCTACGACACCATTGTCATCCGTGGCGCCACCGGCAAGGAAGTCCCTCGCAGCGTCGATGGCGGCGAGGTGGTCAGCTGGGCACGCGGTCATGAACTCGCAGCCGGCGACGCCCTGCTGGAGTTCGTCAACTACGTGGCCGAAGGTGATTGCGGCATCAGCCCGGAGCTGAGCACCAAAGCGCGCAAGGCACTGGACCTGATGGAGCGTCGCAACAGGCTAGGCTGGGAGGCGGACGAACAGCCAGAAGACTGGCAGGCCTCGGTTAACCGTGCAGCACAAACGGCCCGCGAAGTGTTCAGCGGCTCCCATGACGACGCCATCCAGGCGATTGAGTACATGCAGGCTCTGCTGCAGCAGGCTGCCCCTGTTGTGCAAGGAGGCGCAGCATGAAGACGCCAGCAGAAGTCGGCCAGATCGCCGAGTACCTCATCATCACCTATTGCAGCGCGGCCGGTACCGAGACGCCGGACGACCTGCGCAAGGCCTGCGAGCTACTGATCAGCAAGGCCGCACGGGCGATCGAGAATCACAACAACCACGCCACCGCCCTGGAGGTGCTCGAGCGCACATCCCGCTATGTCGCGGCTCACCCGATGGAACCTGATACGGCAGACCCGCTCTACCGCGAAGCCGTCCTCGCCGTGGTCAGTAATCAACGTGTCAGTGCTTCCTTCCTGCAGCGCCGTTTCAACATCGGCTACAACCGCGCCGCCCGCATGATCGAGGCCATGGAGCGGGACCGCATTGTCAGCAGCATGAACCGTGACGGCGCCCGCGCCGTCCTGATGCTGGAGGTGCCCCATGCGTGAGCGCCCGACCATGGCCAGCCACCGCCTGGACCTGCCCAGCATCTGCGACATCTGCGGCAACGCCCGTTCCACCCGCAAGCACGCCCGCTGCAGCCAGATCCGCCAGCAACGCAAAACCGCCGAGTGGGCGACCTACATGGACAACATCAAGGCCAAGAAGGCCCAGGGAGGGCGCCGCCATGCGCGTTGAATTCGTCAGCACGGCGACCAAGTCGCCCCGCCAGCTGCGCCAGAGCCTGATGCTCCAGGGCCGTCGCGCCGTCGAGCTGGAGGCCGGGCTCTACAGCTTCACCACCCTGCTGGCCAAGCTGAAGGCGATCCGCAGCGAGTCCGCCCGCATGCCGGCCGTGCTGCTCACCGACTGCCACCCAGACAACCTGGACGGCCTCAAGCGGCTGAACCTGCACCAGGACCGCGACCTCGAGGACGTCACCCTGTATGCGATGGTGGAGGTGGCGGATGTTTAAGCGTGTGCTCAAGCACTTCGGCTTCTGCTGTGGCCTGGGCTCCGGGGCAGCAGGATTCAACGACAGCCACCCCGTGGTAGGCAACGTGCAGGCCGACTGGCGGTGCATCGGCGGGGTCGACATCGACCCCGCCGGCCTCGCCGACTTCGAGAATTTCACCGGTACCAAGGGGACCTTGCTCGACCTGTTCACCCGCGAGCAGTACATCGCCTTCAACGGCGTCGAGCCTCCACCCGGCTGGCGAGAGGCCACGGTCGACGACATCCGCCGCGCTGCCGGCTACGAAGATCCGGACGCAGTCTTCATCTCCAGCCCCTGCAAAGGGGCCAGCGGGCTGTTGCCGGAGTCCATGAGCCTCACCCCGAAATACCAAGCCCTCAATGAGCTGACCTTGCGCTGCGTCTGGATGATGCTTGAGGCCTGGCAGCACAACCCCGTCAGCCTGATCGTTTTCGAGAACGTGCCGCGCCTGGCCAGCCGCGGGCGGCACCTACTGGATCAAATCGTCAAGCTGTTCGCCCACTACGGCTACGCCGTCGCGGAAACCGTGCATGACTGCGGTGAAATCGCCAACCTGGCGCAGAGCCGCAAGCGCTTCCTACTGGTCGCCCGCCACATCGAGAAAGTCCCGGCCTTCCTGTATCAGCCACAAACACACCGCCTGCGCGGCGTCGGCGAGATCCTCGGCCGCATGCCCCTGGCGGGCGACATCCAACTCGCCGGCCCCATGCACCGGGTGCCGGCGCTGTTCTGGAAAACGTGGCTTCGCCTTGCCCTGGTCGAGCCCGGGAAGGATTGGCGATCGCTCAACCGCTTTGTGGTGGAGAATGGCGTCCTTCGCGACTATCTGGTGGTGCCGGAGTACCAGGCCGGCTACCTGGGCGTGCATGGTTGGCAGGACAGCACCGGCACTATCGCCGGCCGCAGCGGCCCCACCAACGGCGCCTACTCGGTGGCCGACCCGCGCTACCAGCAGTCCGCCAGCTGGAACCATGGCCAGCAGTTCGGCCTGGTGGAATGGACCGAGGCGATGGGGACCATTACCGGTCAGCAGTCGCCCGGGCAAGGCAAGTTCAGCGTGGCCGACCCTCGCCCCGACTGGAACCGCCATTCCGGAAACTACCGCGTGGTGCCCTACGATAAGGCCGCCGGCACCATCATCGCTGGCGGAAAGGGCGTGCAAGGTGGCTGGCAGTCAGTCGCTGATCCGCGTGTGCTCGATCGGAAGAAGGGCGACGCCTACCTCACCGGCGGCCACTACGGTGTAGTGGGTTGGAATGATCCCGCCGGCGCAGTCTCGGCCAGCGCCCGCCATGACAATGGCCGATGGTCCGTCGCCGACGTGCGCATGCCGGCTCCGAATGACCGCATGACCTGCGTAATTCGCAGCCCCTTCAACACCTGGAACCGGCCATTCACCACCCTGGAACTGGCCGCCCTGCAATCCATGTTTGATCCGGAAGACATCTGGCAGCCCTGCCAGGACACCGGACAGCTGCTCCAGGTCGGGAACCTGTTCACCCTCCACGGGAACAACGACGGGGCCTGGCGCGAGCGGATCGGCAACGCTGTGCCCCGCAAGGCAGGCAAGGCCATCGCCGACGTGATGGGTACCACTCTGCTGCTGGCCGAGCAGGGCGAAACCTTCATCCTCAACAGCATGCCGGTATGGGTGCGGCCGCTGGCGATGGCCATGAGCCTGGCACGGCGGGAGGTGGCCATTGCCTGACCAGACCGAAGGCCAGCACATGCTGGAATGTGAGGCCCGGTACTGGCTCCGGCGTGGTACCACCACGCCGGAGAAGGTGGCCGAGCTCGAGGAATCCCTCGCCAAGAAGCGCGGAGCCGCAGCAGTCGAACGTCTAGTCGAGGAGATGCGCCGGCAGTGGGGCCGGCGGCGGGAATGGCTGGGAGATCAGCATGGATAGACCGTTTCAGGCCGGGCACGAGCAAGAAGCATCGCGCCTGGTTTCTCGGCATAGGGCGGCGCCCGCCGGCAGTACACTGGAGGCCCGACCATGAGCGAAGCCTCCAACGTGTTGACCTTCGAGGACCTCAAGCGCATCACCGGATATGCCCGCCGGGCAGACGTGGAGCGGACCCTGCGCGAGCAGGGCGTCCGCCTGTTCAGGGGCCGCACCGGCCCCTGGACCACGCTGGAACTGATCAACCAGGCCGGCGGGCTGAAGCCGGTCAACCAGGAGCACTACGGCGTCGAGATCCTATGAGGCGTTCCAGGAAGCGAAAGCACAACCCGCACATCCCCCCGCACATCGATCAGGCCGCCATTCCGGCGGCCGTTTTCTATGACCACCGCGGCAAAGGCACCTGGTACACGCTGCACCGGGACGAGGCCGGCCAGCAGCGCCGACAGAATATCGCCACTAGCCTGGCCAGCCTTTCCGAGCTGCACCGCATCATGGAAGAGCGCGACGGCATCGACCGCGACAGCCTCCGCTACTTGTGCGAGCAGTACCACGCCAGCCTGAAGTTCAAGCGGCTCAGTCAGAAGACCCAGGACGACTACACCTGGTCGCGCGACGTCCTGCTCAAGATACCGACCAAGCTCAAGAAACCCCTCGGTGAGCTGGCCGTCCGCAAGTTCACTCCGGCGCTGATTCAACGGATCATCGACAGCATCGCCGACGAGGGCACGCCGTCAAAGGCCGCACATGCGCTGCGCTACCTGCGCCTTGTGATGCAGTGGGGCCGCAACCGGGGGTACCTGGACACCAACCCCGCCCAGGGCATCGAGGCGCCGATCGAGCGCAAGCAGCGCCGCCTGCCCTCCCCGGCCGTAATGCAACTTCTGATCGACCGAGCCCGGGACCTGGGACAGTTGAAACGCGGCCAGGCCGGCGCCTGCCCTGCGTATCTCAGCTACGTGATGGAACTGGCGTACCTGTGCCGCCTGCGCGGCATCGAGGCGGTTACCCTGACCGATGCCAACGAGTTGACAGAAGGCGTGCTCACCAACCGCCGGAAGGGCAGCCGCGACAACGTCGTCCGCTGGACTCCCCGCCTGCGCGCAGCCTGGGATGGCGCCAAGGCCTACCGTGCGTTGGTTTGGGAGCGAAGCAAGACCGCTGTACCGATTGCCCCCGACAAGCGGTTCATCATCGTCGCCGCCCACGGCGGTGCGCTGCGCAAGTCCAGCCTGGACACGGCCTGGCAGCGCTTTATCACTACCGCCCTGGAAGCAGGTGCCATCGCGCCAAACGATCGTTTCGCCCTGCACGACCTCAAGCGCCGCGGCATCACCGACACCCCAGGCACCCGTGCCGACAAGCAGCTAGCCAGCGGCCACCGCGACGAGTCCATGCTCGACGTGTACGACCTCAGCGTCCCGACGGTCGACCCGTCCGCCCTCTAAACCCCGCCAAACCTACGTAACAGACCGGCCGGATACCGCATGGAATCCGGCCTTTGTCGTGCCTATTGCGTAACAAGGAACCCCCTAAGTAACTGATTTAATTGCAGTGAGCAGGGTTCTTGTAATCAGTAGGTCCCGGGTTCGATTCCTGGTGCCGGCACCAATTCCGAAAAAGGCCTCGCAGCGATGCGAGGCCTTTTTCGTTCTCATGTCCCGTCCTGAATAAGGTTTACACCTTTGCCCTTATTTTCAGGAGAGCCCCGTGGTGGAAGGTGTGCGACGTAGCCAACGTGATTACACGCTGGCTTTTAAACTGGCGGTGGTCGACCAAGTCGAAAAAGGCGAAATAAGTTACCAGGAAGCTCAGGCCCGCTATGGCATCCAGGGACGGTCGACGGTGTTGGTGTGGTTACGCAAACACGGTCGGCAGGATTGGCGCCAAGGGGCATCCATTCGCACGCCAAGGAGCCTCGCCGTGTCTGAGCCAGATCTTCCACTGCCCCCCGAGCAGCGCATCAAGGAGTTGGAGCAGCAACTGGAACTGACCAACCAGAAGGCGCAGTTCTTTGAGGCCGTGGTGGAGGTGCTGCAGAATGACTACGGCGTCTCCATCGTAAAAAAAGCGTCCCGGCAAGTCCTCACGCACAAGCAAGTCCAAGGACTGAGCGTTAGCAGGGCTTGCCAGTTCATGGGGCTGAGTCGTCAGGCGTACTACCAGCGCAATCGGGCAGCGGATCGCCGTAACCAGCAGGATTGGCAGGTAGCCCAGTTCGTGCGGCGGGTGCGGATGCGTCAGCCGCGCCTGGATGCGCGAAAGCTGCATTTCCTGTTGCAGAACCAGGCGGAGACCGGGTTGCGGGTCGGGCGGGATCGCCTGTTCCAGGTCCTGGCCGAGCATCGCCTGCTGGTCATGCCCAAGCGGGCTTATCACAAGACGACCCACAGCTTTCACCGTTTCTATCGCCCCCCCAACCTCTGCTCAAACCCTGTCCACAGCAGGTACTGCCCAGCGCGCCAGAGCGAGTGTGGGTCGCCGATATCACCTACCTGCCGGCCCAGAGCGGCCCCTTGTACCTGAGCCTGGTTAGCGATGCCTATTCGCGCAAGATTGTGGGCCACCACGTCCATGAGGGACTGCAGGCCAAGTCGGTCGCCCAGGCCTTCAGCCAGGCGTTAAGGCAACGCCGGATGCGCCATGCGCTGATCCATCACTCGGATAGCGGCATCCAGTACTGCTTTGCACACTGTCAGCGCCTGAATACGCAGTACGGCGTGACCTGGTCGATGACCGACGGCTACGACTGCTACCAGAACGCGCTGGCCGAGCGGGTCAACGGCATCCTGAAGAACGAACTGCTGACCCAATGCCCGCAGAACCTACTGCAGGCGCGCCAGATGGTGCGTGAGGCGGCGGATATCTATAACCGCAAGCGCTGCAATACAAAACGCCCGATGCGGTGCATCGGGCGCTCTGAGGTCAGGAAATTGCCCTGA